AATGGTGACATTGCTGGAACATGTGCCAGAACTGATATTGATCAGTTCCCTTGGTTCTCACCAGCAGGTACAGCAAGGGGTTCAATCCTTAATTCTGTTAAACTTGCCTATAATCCAGGTAAGAAGCAAAGAGATATTCTTTACTCTAATAGAATTAACCCAGTTATGGTTTCACCAGGTGCAGGAATTATCCTGTTTGGTGATAAGACTGGATTTGGTAAATCCTCAGCGTTTGATAGAATCAACGTTCGTAGATTGTTTATCTACCTCGAAGATGCTATTTCAGCCGCTGCGAAGGACATACTCTTTGAATTCAACGACGAAATTACAAGAACAAACTTTGTAAATATCGTTGAACCATTCCTACGTGATGTACAATCTAAGAGAGGAATACAAGATTATGTTGTTATTTGTGATGAAACAAACAACACAGCAGCAGTGATTGATTCCAATGAGTTTGTTGCTGATATCTTCATTAAGCCTGCACGTTCTATCAACTTCATCGGACTAACCTTTGTTGCTACAAGAACTGGTGTTGCTTTTGAAGAAGTAATCGGTTCCGTTTAATTAACCTAGAGGTTCACAACAATGCCAGCTAGAAATCAAGTCAATCCACCCCCTCTAAGGAAGATCACCGACTTTAAAAGTAAGCTCACGGGTGGTGGAGCACGTGCTAATCTATTCGAAGTCGTTTTGACTTTCCCTGATGCTGCTGCACCAGACCAAGTTGTTCTTGATAAATCAAGATTCTTGGTAAAAGGTGCTAACATGCCAGCATCTAATGTTAATCCAATTGAAGTTCCTTTCAGAGGAAGGGTTCTTAAAATTGCAGGTGATAGAACATTCGATTCTTGGACTGTTACTGTTATTAACGATACAGACTTTGCAATTCGTTCTGCTTTTGAAAAGTGGATGAATGTAATCAACAGAGTATCTGATAATACAGGTTTAACAAATCCAGCAGATTATCAGGCAGATGCTTATGTTTATCAATTAGATCGTGATGGATCTGCATTAAGATCTTATCGTTTCTACGATGTATTCCCAACTCAGGTTGGACCTATCGATCTATCTTATGATTCCCAAGGATTAGAAGAATTTACAGTTGAACTTCAAGTGCTTTGGTGGGAAGCTATCAAAGGTACTAGTGCCCAGGCGGGTGGTGAAGATATCAACTAAATAAAATATAATACTCGGTTAAAACTTAAATCATGGCAAAACTTTTTGGTTTTTCTATTGAGGATACAGAAAAGAAATCCACTGGCATAGTATCGCCAATTCCTCAGACTAATGAGGATGGAAACGATAACTACATTGCCAGTGGTTTTTATGGTCAGTATGTAGATATAGAAGGTTCTTATCGGAACGAAACAGAACTAATAAAAAGATATCGTGAAATGGCACTTCATCCAGAAGCAGATGGTGCTATTGAAGATGTTGTTAATGAAGCAATTGTAAGTGATCTTTATGATTCTCCAGTAGAAGTTGAATTAACTAATCTAAATGCCAGCGATAATTTAAAGAAAATTATTAGGGAAGAGTTTAAGAATTTAAAAGAAATAATGGACTTCGATAAGAAGTGCCATGAAATTTTTAGAAATTGGTATATTGATGGAAGATTATATTATCTAAAAGTCATTGATCAAAAGAAACCCCAAGAGGGTATTCAGGATTTACGTTATGTTGATCCTATGAAGATGAAATATATTCGTCAAGAAAAGAAAAAGCAAAAGGGACAAGCATACTCTAATCATTTAAATCCAATTACTGGTAGAGAAGGTAAAGAAATTACAACTGATCAAGAATTTGATGAATATTTCTTATATACACCAAAACCCAATTATCCAACAGGGATGATTTCTAGATCTGGTGGAAAATCAATTAAATTAACAAAAGATTCTGTTGTTTATTGTACTTCTGGATTAGTAGATAGAAATAAAAATACTGTTCTTTCATATCTCCATAAAGCAATTAAGGCACTCAATCAACTTAGAATGATTGAGGATAGTCTTGTAATTTATAGAATATCAAGAGCACCAGAAAGAAGAATTTTCTATATTGATGTAGGTAATCTACCAAAAGTTAAGGCAGAGCAATACCTCAAAGAGGTAATGTCTCGTTATAGAAATAAACTTGCATATGATGCAAATACGGGAGAAATCCGTGATGATCGTAAATTTATGTCTATGATGGAAGATTTTTGGCTTCCTAGAAGAGAAGGTGGTAGAGGAACAGAAATTACTACACTTCCAGGTGGACAAAACTTAGGAGAACTTGCTGATATTGAATATTTCCAAAAGAAATTATATCGTGCATTAGGTGTTCCTGAATCTAGAATTGCAGCAGAAGGTGGATTTAATCTTGGTAGATCATCAGAAATATTAAGAGATGAATTAAAATTCAGCAAATTTGTAGGACGTTTAAGAAAGCGTTTTGCAAGAATGTTTAATGATATGCTCAGAACTCAGTTAATTCTGAAAAATATTGTTACTCCCGAAGATTGGGATAAGATGGAAGATCATATTCAATATACCTTCCTATATGATAATCAATTTGCAGAATTAAAAGAATCTGAAATGCTGCAAGGAAGATTAGGAAATCTTGCAACAATTGAACCTTATATTGGAAAGTACTATTCAACTGAATATGTAAGGAAGAAGATTCTACGTCAAACTGATAGTGAAATCATTGAGATTGATGAGCAGATTGATGATGAAATTGAGAAGGGAATTATCCCAGATCCAGCATCTGTTGATCCAATTACAGGAGAACCATTACCAGCAGAAGGTGAAGTTCCACCAGAAGAAGGTGGTGGAGATCCAATGGCAATGGGTGAAGTTCCAGTCGAAGATGATCTAGCAGCACAAGCACAGGCAGTTGATGCACAGTATGCTAAAGACACTAAGAAGGCCGAAATATAAATATATCATATAATCATAACTTAATCTCATGGAAGAACTTGTCGATTTGATTGCAACCGAAGGTCCTGCTGCGGAAGTACAAAGTAAAATTAAAGATTTACTTTTTGCAAAATCAGCTGACAAAATCGAGGCATTAAGACCTGGATATTCGACTGCAATGTTTGACCAAAGTGAAGTTGAAGCTGAACCCGAACAAGAAGTAGCTCAGGAAGAAGAATGAAACTGATCACAGAAGAAGTTACCGAAGTTAAATTTTTAACCGAAGGTAAAGGTGCTAAAAAGAAGATGTATATTGAGGGTGTTTTCCTTCAAGGAGACATCTGCAACAGAAATAAGAGAATGTATCCAATGGAAACACTCTCAAGAGAAGTTGACAGATATAGCAAATCTTTTATCAAAGAAGGACGTGCTCTTGGTGAATTAGGACATCCTGAAGGACCTACTGTTAATCTTGATAGGGTTTCCCATAAGATTGTTTCCCTCACACGTGAAGGAAAGAATTATATTGGTAAGGCACAACTTCTAGAAACACCAATGGGTAAGATTGCAAAATCGCTCATTGCTGAGGGTGTAAAACTCGGAGTTTCTTCTCGTGGTGTTGGATCTCTTAGTCAAACTAATGAAGGTCACAAAATTGTAGGTGAAGATTTTCAGTTAGCAACTGCTGCTGATATCGTTGCCGATCCTTCTGCTCCAGACGCATTTGTGAATGGAATCATGGAAGGAAAAGAGTGGGTTTGGGAAGGTGGAAGCCTTCGTGAGGAACTCGCAGAGAAAACTGGCAAGAGAATTAACACTCTAGTGAGCCAAGGACAACTTGAAGAACGTAAGCTTGGATTGTTCCAAGATTTCCTCTCAAGTCTATAAATTATAAATAAATGTAGATTTACCCACTGGTACAACAACACGACATGGAAAACATCGAAGAAAACGTAGTAACCAAAGGTGCGTCGGCTGCAGATCCCATGGCCAAAGGGCCAGGTTGGGAAGATCTCGGTGGACCTACCCCAGAAAACTCAAAACCTGATGACGATAGCAACAAGCTAAAAACACCAGGCGCAACACTTGCACAAGTCAAGGACGTTGTCAACGCTAAGGCTGCAAAAGGAGATTCTACTCCTAAGGAAGCAGTTTCTAATGAAGTTGAAGACGGACAAGAAGTTGTTGCAGAGGATGAAGCAGTAAACACAGAAGACACTGTTTCAGAAGAAGAAGTTACTACTGATGAAGTAGTTGCTGAGGAACCTACCAAAGAGGGTGAAGAAGTAGTTGCCGAAGAGGAAACTACAGAAGAAGAAGTTATCGCTGAAACAGAAGCAATTAACGTTGATGACGATGTTAAGGCACTTCTAGAAGGTGAGGAACTTTCAGAAGAATTCCAAGAGAAAGCAAAGACTATCTTTGAAACCGCAATCAAAACTAAGGTTGAGGAAGTAAAAGCTAATTTAGAAGAGTCTTATGCTGCTACTCTTGTAGAAGAAATTGATACCGTCAAGGCTCAATTGACAGAGCGTCTTGATTCTTATCTTGAGTACGTTGCCGATGAGTGGGTTCAAGAGAACAAACTCGCAATCGAGAATGGAATCAAAGGAGAAATGACTGAGTCATTCCTCAACGGTATGAAACAGCTTTTTGAAGATCATTATGTAACTATCCCTGAAGAAAAATATGATGTACTCGAAAGTATGGTAGATAAACTAGATGAAATGGAAGGAAAACTCAACGAGCAAATCGAGAAAAACGTTTCGCTCAATAAGAGACTTGCAGAATCAGAATCAGATGTAATTCTTGCTGATGTTGCAGAAGGTCTTGCAGTTTCCCAAAAAGAAAAGCTTGCTTCTCTAGCGGAAAATGTTGAGTTTGAAAGTGAATCAGACTATCGTGAGAAACTAGTAACACTGAAGGAATCTTATTTCCCATCAGGTAAAACTAGTGCTCCTAAGAGCAACTCGGAAAATCTATCAGAAGAAGTTTCGACAGACGAAGTAGTCTCACAAGATACTACTCCTAGAATGCAAGCTTATCTTGATACACTTTCAAGAGCTGCTAAAAAGTGATTTCAATATCATAAATCAAACTTAATCCTAATTTTTTAAGGAAATTCAAATGCAAATGTTCAATGCTGAACAGCTGCAAGAGAAGTGGGCACCAGTTCTCGACTATGAAGGTCTTGATCCAATCAAAGATTCTCATCGTAGAGCAACAACCGCAATCTTGCTAGAAAACCAAGAGAAAGAATTATCAGAAGAGCGTTCCTTCCTTGCAGAAGCTGTTCCTACTAACAGCACAGCCAGTGGTGCAAATGCTGGTTTCAGTGCTAACGCAACAGCAACAGGTCCAACCGCAGGTTTCGACCCTGTTCTAATCAGTCTTATTAGACGTTCTATGCCAAACTTGGTCGCTTATGACCTTGCTGGTGTACAACCAATGAACGGTCCAACAGGACTTATCTTCGCAATGCGTTCACGTTACGAGTCTCAGACTGGTACAGAAGCATTATTCAACGAAGCAGATACTGCCTTCTCTGGACAGGATTCTGGACAAAATCTTACTAACGGATTTACCGCAGGTAACGTTGGTATGGGTACTACTGCACAGCAGGGTTCCAATCCAGGACTTCTTAACCCAGAAGGATCTCAAACCGCCACACAGTACACTGTTGGTCAAGGAATGAGAACAGATGAGGCAGAAAATCTAGGTTCAGGTGATGGAGATCACTTCAACCAGATGGCATTCAGCATCGAGAAAGTAACCGTCACGGCGAAATCAAGAGCGTTGAAAGCTGAGTACTCACTAGAACTCGCTCAAGATCTTAAAGCAATCCACGGATTGAATGCAGAAGCCGAATTGGCAAACATTCTTTCTACTGAGATTCTTGCTGAGATCAACAGAGAAGTTATTCGTACCATTTACAGAACTGCTGAATCTGGTGCTCAGGCAAACGTTGCTACCGCAGGTGCATTCGACCTAGACGTTGACTCCAACGGTAGGTGGTCAGTTGAGAAGTTCAAGGGACTTATCTTCCAGATCGAACGTGATGCTAACGCAATCGCACAAAGAACTCGTCGTGGAAAGGGTAACATGATCCTTTGCTCCGCTGACGTTGCTTCTGCCCTAACAATGGCTGGTGTACTTGATTACACACCTGCTCTTAACGCTAACCTTAATGTTGATGACACAGGCAATACATTTGCTGGTGTTCTTCAAGGTAAGTATAAGGTATACATCGATCCTTATGCTGCTTCTGGTGGCGATCAAGCTCAGCAATACTATGTTGCTGGTTATAAGGGTTCTTCTCCTTACGATGCTGGTTTATTCTACTGCCCATACGTTCCTCTACAGATGGTTCGTGCAGTTGGTCAGGACACATTCCAGCCCAAGATTGGCTT